TTCCGTTTGGAGATTTCCGAGTAGGGTTTCGACCTCGCGGTCGCTGAGCTTGGCCCCTTCGATCCGGGTTGAGGAGCCGATGCTTTCGATTGTAGCAACCCGCCGCAAGGAGGTCAGTCGCTCCGGTTGGATGTTCTCGACCACTCGCCATTCACCCTTGAACTCGTCAATCGGCGCAATCAGGCGGAGAACTTCGTTGGTTGGCTGGAAACGGGGTGGAAGCATCGTGAGGTTGGCATTCTACCTCCATTTCCATCCATTTCCATCCATTTCCATCCATTTCCATCCATTTCCATCCATTTCGCCTCCAATCAGACACCTCGCCAGCTGGCATTGCTGCCGCGCGTGTCGATGTGGACGAAGCCCGACGACGGGTAGAGGCCGAGGCCGCCGGTGAACTTGCCCACCTTCCGCCATTCGAGCAGCCGCTCGTAGACCCGCTGCGGGCTCACGCCGTCGAAGGCGATGTCCAGAGCGTTGAACTCCAAGTGCTGGCTGTGGGTGGCACCGCCGACGGCCCGGTTGTAGTCCGGAGAACGGTAGGAGCTGAGGATGCGGCAGGGGTTGCCGAAGGACGCGCGGAGGTCATCGACGATCCTGAGCGTCGGGACGATGTTCGGCCACAGCCGCTTCGGGGGCTGGCTGTTCTTCACGCCGCTTCGCCGCGCCGCGAAGTAGGATTCGAACTCACCCGCGCCGAAGTGCTTGAAGCCTTGGGATTCGAACCAGTCTTTGAAGGTGCTCATGGCTTACTTCGAGGTGCGGGGTTCGACGACGATTTCGAAGCGGCCGTCGGGGTGGACACGGAGCCGGCCGGACTCGTGGGTGAACTCGCCTTGGAAGAGTGGAGTCGGGGAACAGGCGGCCAACAGGAGCAGCAGGGCAAGGAGCAGGGGCTTCATGATTCCTCCTCCGGGGTGTCAACCGGGGCGGAGGCCTCTCGCCCGACGATCTTGAGCATGAACGCGGCAACGACCTGGAAGCACTCTGTGTCCCAGTAATGATTCGCGCGGCTTCCGATCCGTTCCCACAGCCACTTGCCGTTCTTCTTGATCCGGTGCTCGCTTTCCATCTGCGCGAGGTAGTCGTCGTCGATGTCGTCGGGCACCTCCCACACCGGTCCGTCGTCCGGGTTCTGGTTCCGGCGCAGGCGGGCGAGGGCATCCTTGATGTTGAGGTTCGACCAGTAGAACACCGAGCAGGTCTGCCCGCGGCCGAGCACTACCTTGCGGCGCGGCGAGTAAAAGCGCTCGATGGATTTCCGGCCCTTGACCTTGTGGGTGAAAGTCGCCCGCTTGTCGCCCATGAGCGCCGTCCAGCCGTGGGCCGCGCATTCGCGGTAGACGTCGTAGGTGGCATACCGAGCGTCGATGAACACCAGGTTCGGATGGATCCCGAAGCGCTCCTGGATGGATTGGACGTCGGTGAAGGTCAGGACGCGCTCGTTCCAGATCAGGCGGCTGGATCCGTCCTCGGCCCAAGCACGGACTACGAGGAACAGGTGGTCGAGCTGGCAATCGACCGTGAGGATCCGCAGCGGACAGGCGCATGGTTCGCCGGCCGGAACAAGCCGTCCTTGGGCATCGACACCGGCCTCGCCGTCCCAGGTTTCGCCCTTGAGGTAGCCGCCCGGGACGATGTCGAGTTTGTAGTCCTCCAGGTATTCGCGCCAGGCGATGGCGAGGCGCTTCTGATAGAACTGCTGGATCAAGCTCACGTCCCCCTTGCGGGCCGCTGCCTTGGCACGCAGGTAGAGTTCGGCCAAGCGTCCCCAGCTCATTGCGCAGAGCGCGTTCCAGTGGAACCCGGCGTTCTCCTTCGGGGCGTTCGGGTTGGTGACGGTGTATCGGCCGGTGAGGTTCAGTTCGCGGCGCGTGCGGTCGCTGTCCTCGAAGTAGTGGTTGCACGACGCACAGCGCATTGAGGTGGTGTCGCGCACCTTCTGGAAATCCCAGTCGCCGGATTCGTCGCGGGCGTCCTTGCTCCACTCGACCTGCTCCCACTTGAACGGTTGGCGCTGGTGGCAATGCGGACACGCGAACGTCCACACCCGCATGTCGGTGGTCTCGTATTTGCGGTGGGTGTCGTCGTCCTCCTCCCCGCCCTGGCTCATGAACAGGCACTTGCCGAGCCACCCGAAGGCGGTGACGCGGGCCTCGGCTTCCGCCATGTGTCCGGTCGGAGCCCGCCAGCACTCGTCCATAATGAGCCAGCGAATCGAACGCCGTTGAAGGTTCGTCTTGTTGTTGGCCCCCAGCACCCAAAGCGTCATGCCATTGGCGAAGTGGATCGTGTTGTTGCGCTTCTTGTGCCGGTTGGCTGGATAGAGCGAGCTGACCGGCGTGCACTCGTCGAAGAGCTTCTGGAGCCGGCTCTCGCTCTGGTCCTTGGCGTCGTCGTCGGTCTGGTCGAGCCAGAGCGTCGGGCCGGGATGGTTGGCGATGATGTGGGCGAGGCCGAGTTCGCCAACCGACGTTTTGCCGCTCTGGATCGCGGCGATGATCGAGACGATGCTGATCTTCGGATCGACGAGTGCTTCCATCGGCTCGCGCATCCACGGCGAGTTGGCCGAGCGGAAGCGTCCGGGGATTGGCGAGTAGGGGATCGAGGTGATGTGTTCTTCGCACCACGCCCACGGGGGACGACGGTCGGGCGGACGCCAGGCATCGCACCAGATCCGTTCCAGTCTCCTGCGGGCGGGCTCGACGGTCTTCATTCGCCCTGATGGAGGATCGTCAACACCTCGTCGATGGCGCGGCGGGCTTCCTCCTGGATGCCGGTGGCGTCGAGGCCCGACAGGATCGGCGGGAGTTCCTGCTCGAACTTCTTGCGGAGCATCGACGTTGCCTGCGCCACGAGTTCGGTCCACGTCTGCCGGACTTCTTCGACCGCCACGTAGTCGCCGCGCCGGATGCCGAGCCGCAGTTCGCGCTCCTCCACTTCGGCCAGCAACTTGCGGGCCTTGAGCGAGGATTCGATGTCGCCTGACGAGTCGATCACGCCACCCTTCAGATCGTGGCGGCGCATGAACTCGCGCCACGCGGCCACGTCGTGGAGTCCGTTGGCCGCGGGCTTCGGGGCGTCCTTGCGCTTCTTCCACGTGTTGAGCGACTGGCGGGTGACGCCCAGGATGGCGGCGAGCTCGACATAGGACGCGGCGGTTGCCGGCGCGGCGCCACTCCCGGTGGCCAAGGTTTGCAGCATCGCGCGTTCGGCCCGGGTCAGCTTGCCGCCCTTCTGGACACGGCCGACCAGGTTGGCGAAGTCGCGGGAAAGCAGCTTTTTGGCGATGTCGGGGGAAACGGCGTCCATTCGCCAGCGCGGGACACGTCAACCAAACGTCGACTCTGATCAAACGTCGATCTGTATGTCTATCGGTTTCGGTATCGAGCCCTCTGGCAGAGCAGGGCCTGGGATTTCACGGAGATCTCCCCGAATCAGCTTTGTGACCGCGAGTAATTTGATTTCCTCCGGTGTCTCTTGTCGCCGCTCCCAAGCCAGTAGGGTTGCTTCTGTGACACCGAGGACTTTTGCGGCCTGGACCGTACTGAGATCCAAGCAATCACGCCACTTGCGTAGCAAATCGGAAAAACAAGGTGCCTCCATCGGCTTAGCGATCCACATCTGGGTTGTGAAGTCAAGTTGACGCAAGGGCGGGGGACATGGACATCCCCGTGCACTGCGCCCACACCACCCTCGTCGATCCGAACACGCTCAAGCCGAACCCGGTCAACCCGAACCGGCACAGCGCCCACCAGATCCAGCTCCTCGCCTCGATCATCCAGGAGCAGGGTTGGCGCAACCCGGTCACCGTCTCGAAGCGCTCGGGCCTGATCGTCCGCGGGCATGGCCGGCTGGAGGCGGCACTGCTCATTGGCTGCCCGGCGATCCCGGTCGACGAGCAAGACTACGCGAGCGAGGCCGAGGAACTCGCCGACCTGCTGGCCGACAATCGCCTGTCGGAACTCGCCGAACTCGACGAGGACGACCTGCGCCGCGTGCTTAAGTCGATCGGCGACGCGGACCCGTCCTTCGACATCGAACTCACCGGCTTCATGGAAGACGAGATCCGCAAGCTGATGGACGAGGCCGGCGATCCCGAGGACGAACTCGAAACCATTCCGCGGATGGAATGCCAGGCCTTCGAGACCCATGACTACCTCGTGTTCATGTTCCATGACCTGCGGGACTGGATGCAGGTCCTCCAGCTCATGGGGGTGCGTGAGGTTGACTACTCGATCACCCGCAGAACCAAGAAAATCGGCCTCGGCCGCGTGCTCCATGGAAAACGACTCATCGAACTCTGCCGCCGCGCCAGCATGGCCGGAATTCCGCCCACTCTCGCTGCGCCTGGTCATCCTGTCCCGGAGCCGCAGCCGCTCGATCACCAGCCACAAGCTTTTCCCGACGGCGACGCTGCTGGTCCCCGCAAGCGAGGCTGAGCACTACCGCCACACGGGGCTCACCATCGAAACCATTCCCGACGAGATCGCCGGCATCAGCGCCGTGCGGAACTGGGTGCTGAGGCACTTCAAGGAGGACGCCATCGTGATGCTCGACGACGACATCTCCGCGTGCGTCTGCATGGTGTCGCTCCGCTGCCGGAAGCTCTCCATCGCTGAAACCCTTGCCATGCTCGAAAACTCGGCGTGGTGTGCGCGCGGGGCAGGGGCCCGCTTGTTCGGCTGGCACCAGCGCAGCGACCCGCGGCTCCTCCAACGCAACGATCCCTTCGGCGTGAACCACTGGGTCGGCGGCGCGGTCGGCGTGGTCCGCGATGAAAAGGGCGGCGTGCCGAAGTGGGACGAACTGCTCAAGTGCAAGTGCGACATCGACGCCACGCTCCAAGAGTTGATGGACAACCGGCTCGTCTGGAACGAGGCGCGGTTCTGCTTCGTGCAGGAGCGCGACAAGAACCTTGGCGGCAACAGCCTGTTCCGCAGCGAGGAGCGGATCGCCTGTCCAGCGACAATTAGAAATCCCCTCGACGACAATTAGAATGACCCACCGGTGATCCGCGCGCTCCTTGGCGGAGGGAGGGGCCGGGGCCG